CTGCGTCTCCTCATGGCGTACCTTCTCCATAAGCTCCTGCTTTTTCATCTTTATCTCGTCCAGATGGTCTTGCAGTATGCTCTTGTCTAGCACCAAGCGCGGCTCTGTGAACATTCGTAACGTCAGGTCAATCAGGTTGAGTTCAAATATATTGAAGTCCAACTTCTTCATCAGGATAAGGAACAGCTTGTGAGTAAGCTCCACGTCCTGAATGCAGTATTTGCCATACTGTTCAAGCTCTGACGGGTTAAAGTCCAAACGTTTTTTCCCAATGTTATCAACGACTTCCGTACCTTTTTTGCCCAGTTCGTAGTATTCGCTTAGAGCAGATAGGCTACCCCCAACTTCCACGGTGTGGATTGACCGCGCCATAGACAGCGTGTCTGCTATTCTTTTGGGTCGGATTGTAAATAACCAGTTAAGCACAGCCATATCAAACTTGGCGTTGTGCGCCACCGCTATGCTGTTAGCCCAGTCAAACGTATCCAGAAAATCTTGCGTCTTTTTGAATGTGCCGCTAAACCATTGCGTAGGTTCATAGTTACGCTTTACGGCTACGCCAATAACCTCAAACCGGTCATCGCGTACATACTCTTCTGTTGTCAGTTTGTTGAAACCGTACTGTTTGTCGTAGTACGTCTCGAAATCTATGACCAATACATCCATGCCCTTCGTTCCCTTTGTTCTACCATTCTCTATCTGTACTACTATCATCGCCGAACAAACGTTCCATCACGACTCGTGTAAACGTATCGGCTTGGACTTCTTCGAGTTTACGTTTGAAGCGGTGTCGTTCTTCTTCCGTTATGAACCCGCCGCTTTTGTTTTCGTCAAGCACGATGCCTATCAACTTATCCCACCTCTCTTTAGGTTTGTGGTTAGTTGGCATTTGCGGCATGAGTATGTCGAACTCTTCGGGATGGCTTTCCATGCGCTTAAGCATGATCTCTAAGCCCTTATTCATTGCCCATATCCCAGTACATGTAAGTCGAGCCTTTGTGTTGGATAAGGCATAGATAAGATTTGCCGTCACATATCTCGCACCAAAAACGAATCACCACCCCGTCTCTTCGCGGGCTAGGGTTTCCGGTTAAATCTGTACCTGATACGACCCCATCATGCGTAGACTTTGTGTAGACCCCTACGTCCCAATCTTCCTCACGGAAAAAAGTTTCAACAGAATCGTGGTGTAGTTCCTGTGCAGTGCAGTGCGGGCAGGCTATATGGATGGTTGATGGCGGGTAAGTACGGCCGCCTTTAGGAATTGGTATCTCGTCGGATTTGTATGTAGTCAAGTGTGGCCTCCAGTTCATGCAGGTTGTTTTCGTTTATGACAAGGGCTTTACCCCAAGCCTTCTCGATGTTAGCAAGCTCTCGTTTTTGCAGTTCTGTTGGTTTGTTATTACCGGCCTTGCATTCAATACCAATAAACATACCGTAGTAACAGCAAACGACATCGGGAACACCGGAGCGACCCATGCCGTACGTGGCGGGAAAAAAGTAATAGGCGTCTGCTTCCTTTAGGATTGAGACTACTTTGTTCTTAACTTTCTTTTCGGGAGTGAGAGCCATCCAGAAAGGATAACTGGGATATTAGACTTTGTAAAGACAAAAAAAAGCCCGCACATGGCGGGCTACAATGGAGATAACCTAACAATTGTTAGGTAGTCTGGATCAGTTATTCTTCCTCTTCGTCCTCTTCTTCATCTAGGTCAAGTTCATCCAACCACCACTTGCGTCCGTAATCTTCATCACCTACGCGGTTCGGGTCATCCGGTATTGTACGCCAATCGTTATACACTCTGCCCATCGTCAGTCTCCTGAATGTCTTTTAATATCTCACGCTTTAATCGCTTGCGATCTTCGGGTGAACAATTCGACACTATACGTATGTCCTTAAGTCCAAGCTTGTAAGAGCTGGGTTGCCAGTACAGTGCAGCTTCTGGGTCAGTGACAAGCATGTACTGCCACTTCTCCCCGTCAATGTCTAAGTAGAAGGATTCACCTTTCATCATCGTTCTCCTTCATTCTCATGTGCATCACCCTAGCCAACGCTTCACGCATGGCTTTGGTGTAGTTAGGTTCTTGTTTGTAAAAGTCTACTACCTCACGCGGTAACCGCATGTTCACATGAACCAGCGGCTCCTTTCTTTCTGCTTGCTTTCTTTCAACTTCATTCATGATAATCACCTACGAGTACAAATAAATCTGGTTTGTCTTTGTAACCTATACCGACAGCAAAAGTCCCATCGTCCAACAGCTTCAACATGCCCAACTGCGATCTCATTTTTGTCGGCATTTGATCTAGCGGGTACACAGTGTTGTTTCTCCCACTGCGAGCCACGCAATACTCATCGGTAAGCCACACTGCGGTGCTTTGCGAACTTTGTGTTACGCTAGTAACGACTTCCGCCTCGTCATACGTATCCCTTAGTTTGTCTAAGTCACCCTTAAAGTTTGCTTCCCGCAGTATTGGTTTGTAGTGGTCGAAATTCTGCATGATATACGGAGCCAGACACTTTAGAGCAGCCGCGATATCGTTCCATTTGTAACGAGCTTCTCGATCCTCTCTATCCATCCGCCGCCGCATGCCCCTACTATGCACTTGCAGTTGTTCAGGTAAACTCAACGGTTTGAAGTAACGCTTAATGTCTTTCCTGAGCTTGGCAGAGGATAAGCTTGCTATATGGTCTTTACGCTCCATCGCTTTACGTATCTTTTCGTTACGCAACTCCATTGTTTGGTCATATAGATTGATTGTTACCCATCCGACTGTCGTGCCATCCATCAAACAGTTTACGTTCGTAACAGCATTGTTATGATTGTCGTCCGTAATCTGCCATTCATAGTGCGGGGGTAAGTCTGATACCGACTCCACAAACAGCCAAGCGATCTGTGCATCTGTGTCGAAATCATGCTCCACAGGTTCGCCGTTATTGGCTTGCCTCAAATTTTCATCTAGCCCATGAGTTTCCAAGTAAGCAGTGGAGCCATTTAGCTCTATGCCCTTACCTGCAAGTATTTCCCTAGCCTCTCTCAAAGTAATATGTTTCATGTGTCCTCCTACCAATCAAATTGTCCAAGTATCTTGTCTACCTTCGTTTTCATGTTCTCACGTTGGTAGTCGTACGCTTTCAGCTCTTCGACATCTGCGGATAGCAGCGTTATCTCTAGCTGTTTACGAGCACCCTCCAGTTCAGGGTCTCCTGTTATGTTCATATGCTTAAGTAAATCGCACAGCTCCTGTGCGTTATCAACGAACGTACTGTGGATGCGTTTCTTAGGCGCATCATCGTCATCAGTAGCAGCAAGCTTGTCGCTCATGTGCAAGAGTAGACTGTGCAGTTTTTCCCACGGCTTCTTCATTGCTTCGGCTAACTGGTCTTGCACCTCGGCATCGCAAGCCTCCATTACATCCTTAACCTCTGCATTGTTCGCATCAAGACAGAAGTGCCCGCTTGCAGGTACTGGCTTACACCGATACTTGAACTTGTACCGCGCAGCGATCTCGCTAGGGTCTGGGTACAGGTCAGGGTTAGCCATCGCGCCCAACTCCTGCATGGCGATTTGTATCTCGCTTGCAAATCTGGGTACGAGTGTATTCACAAGCTTGTCGAAATGTGCCTCATGCTTCTTCATTTCCTCCTTCCACTCAAAGAAGTAAGTCATAGGCAGCAGCCTCGCGCCTTGATCCTCCCACGGTAGGGTTACTTTGTTGTTCCAAGTCCGTACCTTAGCAGCGTACTTGTTGATCTCGGATGCAAGCGTAGTGCCTGCCATTATGTCCTTCTCTACACGAACCGCCATGCTGTTCGCATTGTTAAGCTGAGCCAAACGCTCCGCTTGTTGCTTGTCTTTACGCTCAGTTCCCCAAGTGGAAATGTTCAACGTAACTAGCATTGCTCTTTTATGAATACCCATAGTGTTATCTCCATTAGCTAACAATTGTTAGGTTATCTAGGTTTATGATTCAGGCTTGCCTCTCATCTTGCCAAGCCCGTACAATTCTTCACTCATCAGTTCAAAACGAACTAGTCCTACTTCCGCAGGTGCAAGCTTGTACACATGATGCGTCTCTTCTTTGGTAGACCAGTTGGTCTTGTGTTCGTAAACCTCGCAACCGCAATCATGTATCATGTTTACAATAGCCCCCGCTTGTTCCGCCTCCATAACGAACTTGCGGTCATTAAACTCAAACAATACTTTCATATGTCCTCCGATACGTTTATCGTCTTACCCACAGGGGCAGTTATCTTTTCCTTGTTTGTGATCATCCACAGAACTGGTGCAGTCCAAGTACCCCAATCATATATCTCACCATCAGTCAGCATGATCACCGCATCAGGTTTGATACCTTTCTCCTTCAAGTATTTACATACGCAGTTAGGATCAGTGCCGCCACCTCCGTATATATTCATAACGTCAGGAGCATTGGTAAAATTGTCAGCGGTATACTCTTCGTGGAACCCGACACTACCATCCCAATCGATCAAGTGAATCTTCTCGATGCGTACCATCTTAGCGATAGCCACCATTTCACTTGTTGCTTTGACTAGCCTACCCTTGTGGTGCATTGAGCCGGATGCGTCCCGACAGAACGCTACCTCTTTGACACTCTCGCCTACCAACGTGGGAAGATAGTCTCCTTGATGCAAGAACCTACGGTTAGGTTTACGCCACGAACTCTCTTGCTTATCAGTGCATGACATCTGAACAAAGTCTCGAAACTGCCGCTTCCAATTGACTTTGCTTGTGACTAGGTCTTTAAGTCCAAGCTTGTCATGTCCTTCGCCCTGACCTGCCGCATCGTCCATCTTCTTTGCAGCCATCATGCCTTGCCGTATTGCTTGCTTGACATCGCTTTCCAGTTTCTGGGCTTCCTTCTCGGTCATCTCCTTAGCGGCTTCCCAATCATGGGCATCGAACCCGCCGCCTCCGGCATCGTCCCCATCACCGGCATCGGTTTCCCCATCGTCGCCCTCTCCGCCTCCACCGTTTTTGGCTTTGGCTTGCAGGATTCTGAATACCTCCATCACGGTCTTGCCGAGATACTGCTCATCGTACAAACCGACTACCTTTCCGTCCTTACGTGGAAGAGCGATAAGTGTCTCTTCCGGGTCGGCCAATACGAGCTTACCGTTAATCCAGTAATCACAAGCGGCGTTAGCCAGCTCGTGGTCGATCTCGTGTAACTTCCTATATACAGATAGATGGCGCGCAGCTTTGTGCATATTCTCGTGGCAGAGAATGAACCCACAGGATTTCTCCGGTTGATCAAAGCTGAACACGAACTCAGGGTTGTACCACTCGTTGCGGCCATCGGTCATAGCAGTCGGCACGTCCGTAGTTAGATGCGTTTTGCCAAGCATCATCACGCCGCTTAGCCCTACGAACATACGGCTACGCATCAGGCCGATCTTCACTTTCTTGAACCGTCTTATCGGTGCTTGCATAGTGTTATCTCCATTAGCTAACAATTGTTAGGTATTACAGAAGGTCTTGGTTCTCAGCACACCAGTGAGCGAACGCCTCACACTCGAAAGCGAACTTCATCTTCTTCTTATGCTTGGCTAGGTTAGAGCAGAAGATTGCCTGCCACTCCAAGTCAACTCTCGCCAAGTATTGAAGTACAGGAGGTAGCGTGTGTTGCTCCACTTTCTCCAACATACCAAAGCTCATTACGGCGATTGCGCCTTCGTCCTCTGGGACTCTTGCAGTTAAAGGGTTAGCCACAATAGTCTCAAAACGATCAAGGCTGTCTTGGTGACGAATGTAGGAATTCAGGCTCTCCGCAGCAGAGAAGCCAACCGTACCTTGCATGGCAGCAAGCAGACTTTCTTGGTCGTACTTGTCACGGTTATCAATGATGGTGCATACCTTCTCCAGTGTACGCGGAGAACACACTGCGTTTTGTGGTACGTTCGGATTGAAGATGAACTCGTTACCATCCTGTCCTTCATCGGTATAAGACGCTAGACACTGCGGGTGTTGGTCAACCCAAGCTAGTGCAACGTGACAGAGATCTTTTAGTACAGCGTAGTTATGTATCCACTCCTCGGCGGTAGGCTTAGCCAACTCCAAGCGGGTGATACGTTGAATGGTATGAGCTTGCATTGAGTCACCCACACCGTCAGTTTCTAGGTTACCAGTTAGGAAGATATAGGAACCTTCAGGCACTGGCATGTCACCGCATCGGGGATTGTCGATCTCGAACATGGGATGCGTCATGTTCTTCACCGGAGTCATGGCTTTGGGCCACTCGTCTAGCATGATTGCAACCGGCTTCCCAGTGTGCAGACCGAATCGAGCATTGGGATAATAGCGGGTGACCTTCGCTTCATGGTCAATGACCGGCATAGCTACATCGCCCAAGTCCAGATTGGGACAGTCAATGTACGCCGTCGGGAGTCCAGTCCTTCTGCCTATCTCCTTAAGTATTGCGCTCTTACCAATTCCAGGCTCCCCTACTATGTAGTAACGGATTTGCGGGTTAGCAAGAATCTGGTTAACGATCTGCTCGTGGTTCAGCTTTGTTGCGATTTGTACTTCACTCATAGTGTTATCTCCATTAGCTAACAATTGTTAGGTTATCTTGGTTTGTTTACGGGTTTTGGATACAACTTTTATTGTACTATTATATAACATTGTGGTACGAATTTCAACAGATGTACGGATACCTCTGCCGTAATCGAGTACCGGCTTATGCTTACTTTGTTTGTACCTAAGCATTAGTCCTCCCAATATGATCTAAGCTTTAAATAATTACGTGCCCGTTCTGAGCTACTTTTGGTTACTTCCTTAACTACAATGAACCCAAGCTTACTGGCGAAAAACCTACGCCTTCGTTTGTGTTCGTCCATTGATACACCGAGAAGCACTGGCCCCTCTATGTCCTCCACGTAGTAAGGCACATTGTTATGGCGAAACACAGAACCCAAGTCCACTACCGAACCGTCTTTGCGTTTGATCATCTGAAATATTCCTCGTTAGGGTCTTTAGCTACAATGCCAAGCGGTGCATCCACTTCATCGAATATCTCGTCGCGGTACGCCAGTTTAATGCTCTCGCGCACTCTTGCTCGAACTGCTTGGATGGGCATCTTCCAGTTTGCGGTATACTGGCCGTTGACCCATTTCCTGTCATGTGTAGCAGCATTGGCAAAGTAGAATCTCACCAGATCGCCCCAACCTTCCTTGTTCTCCACGTCCTTCATAACATCGCAGCGTTTTAGCTCAGCGTACTGGCCTACGTGCTTCCAACGATCCCGAACCCAACGACGATTCGGCTCCCTCAGTTCATGTTCCACGCTCATAAAAGAGTCTGGGTCTACGATCTTATGTAAAGCGGAGAGGTGCTTTATGAATGGGTCGAACTGTTTGTATATCTCCGCAGCCTTAGATGTATTTATTAGGTGCTTCTTAATAGGCCACGGTTCTGGCGGAGTCATGCCTCCATCTTCTAGCTTAAATATTAAGCTCGCGCCGTCTGGTATGTACCAAGACTGGTTGTTCTTACGGTCGTGTACGTAACACTTGTTATCAGTAGTGTGCATCGTGCAGTGGTAAGGCAGCAGACTAGAAGCAAACCCACACGTTGAGTTGCTTGGATAAGAGTTGTTCACCTCCACGTATCCATTCTCGGTGTAGGTCAACACGTCTGTATCGTACAGACGGCAAGCAATGGCTCTAACCGGTTCGCCTCCGGATTGGGGGAAGCTCATAACCGCGTGCCAGATACTGTAGTGCGTTTTCTTGCGTCCATTTTCTGTGTTGCACAGCGGACGCAGTCCGGCGTTCTTGCCTCTGGTTAAGGGCTTAACAGAATCATAGTGACTCTTGGCACTACGATAGCCGTCCAACATAGGGAAATCAGTAAAGTTATTAAACATAGTGAATCTCCATTACCTAACAATTGTTAGCCTATCAGGAACATAATTACGGTGAAGGCCCAGAACACTGAAACCATAACTACACCACCGACAACTATTCTGGTTACGGTCATAAACACACTCTCCTCTTCATCAGCCCATTTGTGCTGATTGTGCGGATCATGCACGTTAAAGCTCTCGCGGAAGTTATCCTGCTCGTTCATTGTTGTTCTCCTCTGATGGGTCAAAAGCGACCAGTATGTTCTCTGGCATAAAATAAACCGGCTAGTTTCAACTGGTTTATTGCCGCCTCTATGTTGCCAATGGCTGTATGGTAGTAATGTGGTGCAAATGTCGCAGACTCAATCCGACCACTTAGACTTGGACTTTCATCGTCTCCAAACAATAGAGACTCCTGAAACTCCTCCAAAGCTTTAACGGCTTCATCTATATCTTCATATGTTTTCATGCTTCGTCCATCTCCTTCATTATCTTGTAGACAAGGGCCTGTAGCTTGACCCACGAAATGCCAACGTACTCATTGTCGGCGGTGATCTCGAAACCATCGTCCTTTAGGGCTAGCTCCTTAAGCCTAACGACCATAGTCCGCGCCCGTCTGTGGGTAGTCACCTGATTGAATGCAGCTAGCGCACCCAAGTCGGGCATTTTGATATCGCCCAAGTCTAGGTCTGGGGTCTCATGAGTGGGAGGCACTGGGGTCATGTTCGTCTTGGCAATATCTAACGGCCTCGCTTTTGTGATGGTCTCGTTAATCAGCTTGTCTATTTCCTCGGTGAATTGAGCATGCTCCTTCTCGATTTGCTTCTTCCTGCGTCCTTCCTGCATCCTGTCTACACGCGCCTTGCGCTCCGCGTCTGTCATATTATTCCAGTGGTTAATATTGTTGACGGAAGCTTGCAGTGCAAATTGCTTGGTCTTACGACCGTCTTTCTTCTTAGTCATTGTAGTATCTCCAAGACCTAACAATTGTTAGGTCGTTCGCTTAGGGTTTGATTGCTTGAGAATGTTACGCGCATCGTCATGGCTGTAAGCCTGATACGCAGTTTTGCCCATGCATAATATGGGCAGTTCGTGCCGAACATCGCGGTGAGTATGCTTCGCACAATTGATACAGTAATCAAAGTGCTTGGCCCGCTCGGCAGGATACAGTTGGTCGCAAAACACGCATGGTGTCTCGGACAATAGATGTTGTTTGACCTTGCTCATCGGTGGTTGATCCAATGAAGGCGGTTGTAGCAGTGTTTGGGAAGTAAGTAGCGGTGGTGGTTGTTGACCACTCTGCGGCCATTCAAAGCACAGACACTGTTGACCCATGTGTCACGGTCATAGCCTGCAATTGACTGGGAACGCCCAAGCGGAGGACGCTTATTGAATGAACGCCTAGTGTGGCCGTAGAGTGTAAGTGCGTATACGCAACGAATGAGGGTCGCGCATCGGTCACCCATAGATGGGTCAAAGTTTAAGGCTTTGTACTTAATCATAGTGAATCTCCATTACCTAACAATTGTTAGCCTATCGACCAACGTGAAAACGAACGAAAGTAGAAATGTCAGTACCGACACGAGCATGCTCGATCAACCAAGTGCGCGGCCATACTGCGGTTAGCAAGCGTGTAGATTGCTTGCGCGTATCCATCAGAAAAGTAAATCGCATAGTGCGTCTCCATTACCTAACAATTGTTAGGTTATCCAGATTGTTGTGGCGTTATTGCCCGTAACTCCATCTTACCGTTTTTTTATTACCATTGTACCACAAAGTTATAGGAATTGCAAGCCGAGTCAGGATAGGTATCCGGAAAGTTATGAGAGTAAAGTTATAATGTTACGGAAAAGGGCTGTAATGTTATGGGGGGCATAACGGCGTGGTACAGGCTGAAGCCCAGATGTGGCGTGGGTTTGAGACGAATGTGTATTGTATTGTTATAATGTTATGAGAAAATAAGAATAAGAGAGATATAGAGAGGAGAGGGAACTTCCTGTGCTTACATACGCAGAGAGGCCCGTCCTATCCCTCTCTAAGATTAGTTTTTTGGGCATAACATTATAACAATAGGTCTTTTGCCTGATAAATCAAGCAGTTACGGCGTAACAAAGCAAAAACCAAAACGTAACAACGTAACAATACCTTTTCGTGGGCTTCCATCCCCTTCGTAACTATCATGTCCATAACTCTGTATCCACAAGACCTAACAATTGTTAGCTAATCCGGACGCGTTACGCGGTGTCTGGATGCGATGCGTGGGCTTCCGTCCCCTTAATTACTATCACCACCCCGATTTTCGCTCTGGATCGAATCGATCCAGACGACCTAACAATTGTTAGGTCATCGCCAGACGGCATAATTATCACCGGACAAAAAAATCAGAAAAAGTGTACCACAATGATATGATGACTACGTCAGCACCAAAACTAACCGGCCTCGCTGACGGGCCAACTATGTCCGAGGAGGACACACTATGGAAAACGTAACAAAGACCAACAACTCACAGACCCTTGTTTCTACCACTTACACCATTACCGCCGGTGACGTGACCGACCTAATGAAAAACTTGATGGCACTGGGAGCAGACGCCTCACAGGAACAACTGGCAGAAGTAGTGAACGGTCGCGCGTTGAAGGAGATTTGCGCTGTAAGCAATCTAGGCGAGAGCATATCAGGCAGCGCCGAGCGCGCAGTAGCCGCCGCCTTGAACGTGCTTCTGCCACCGGCAAGAGCTGCCCAGTACAGCGCTGACGATGATTACGCCGGCTGTGTCGGATGGTTTACCAGTGAGCACGGAGACAAGGATAAAATGGCCAAGGATTTGGCCCCACACAAGAAGGAGATTTTCGCGGCATGGAAACACTCTAGCAACGTGAGCACGAAGTACAAGCGGGTCCGGCGATACGGCGCCGAGCTTGCGTATACTGACCTATACACACTGGAGGAGCGCGACCAACACCGCGCCGAACTGATCGCCGAGACTGGCGAGACTGGCGAGACTGGCGAGAGCGAAGGCGGCAAGCCTAGCCGCAACCGCGACTTGTACGAGCGCAGCATATGCGAAGGCGGCGCTTTGTATCGCGCTCTGACTAGCACGACCAACAATGACATAATCAAGAAACACCCGAAGTCGGAAGAGCTTACCGGCTTTCTGGAGCACTTGACCAGAGCTCTGACGGCAGCCGGCGCGCCGCTTGAAGATGACGAACTGGTAGCGCTGATGAAGCAACTCGCCAAACGCTAAGCAACACTTAGCGCAACCGAGCGCGGCCCTCACCGGCCGCGCTTTTTTTTGTCCCGCTGAAACGCAACCGGATGACCTAACAATTGTTAGTTGATCCAGACCCCGTCCCGCAAAGCCCGCAGCACCCGCTTAGCCAGACCCCACCCTACCCCCACCCCCCGAAATCAGGGAAAATGCTACCCAGGCTCATTACTTACTAATATGCACAAACAATCACAAAGTTTGACAAACTCAATAAATAAACCTAATTAAATCAACAACTTACCCCCACCCCCTTTTTCCTGTACCCATCTGGCTCGCACCCCACCCCCCTAAACACAGGAAACCCCCCCGTCAATGGAACCAAAACAATGAAAAACGTGGTACCGTATATCAAACTCCCCCCTCGCTCCTTGAGGTTTTGCCCTTGGCACGTAGTTTGTGTACAAGGGCTTTTTTTGTAAGCTTGCCAAGCACATAGAAACTCTTTACGCTACGCATACTCCGGTATCCATACCTGCGAATTTTATGACGGTTGTAAGAATCGAACCTACGAAGGACTACTCAGTCCCTTACGACACAACAGAGGAAAAGACCGACACTCTACTAGAAGAGATGGCGGTAGCTGGTAACACCGCAGAATTGCAGGTGGAGCTTGGCGCTGCTCTTGATGTTTCCGAAGGAGACGTGGAGAGAGAAAAAGAACTGCTGCAAGCAGTGGCCTCTGCTAAGAAACCCTCTAACCTTAAAGAACCTGCTACTGCCTTTGCTGCCGCAACTTTCCTGCGTACGTATGGCTCGCAGCTCGCGTTAGACGCTGCCGAGGCCAGGGCTGCTATCACTAACAAGTTGATGGAAATTGCTAATTGTGGTGACCCACGGTATGAGCTGAAAGCACTTGAACTGCTGGGTAAGCATAGTGATATCGGCATATTTACCGAGCGTAGCGAGATTACCATTAATTACAAAGACCCTGCCTCGTTAGAGGAGGAGATCAAGGAGCGCGTCAAGCGCCTACTGAATGCTACCGTGGTGGACATTACCCCTCTGGAAGAGTCTTTGAATGAAGAGCTTGGTGAAGCAGATGTTCCCGAATTGCCCAAACCGTTAGACGAGGGGCTGTTTGAAGAGGTAGAGGAAAAGGATGAGCCAGACTGACCCATTCGACAACCTTACTCTTAAGGACATACCCACAATACTGCCGTTATTGTCTCAACCAGAGCGGGAGAAGCTTCTGGCTGAGTTGGCTCACCTTGAGAAACTCAAAAAGCAAAAACAGGCCCAGACCAAGTTTATCGACTTCGTGAAGCAGATGTGGCCTACGTTCATTAGTGGGAAACATCATGGGATCATGGCTGAAGCATTTGAACGAGTGGCTCGGGGCGATTGTAAGCGTCTTATTATCAATATGCCTCCTCGTCATACTAAGTCTGAGTTTGCTAGTTATCTTCTGCCTGCTTGGTTTCTGGGTAAATATCCCCACAAGAAGATCATTCAGACCTCCCACACAGCAGAACTTGCGGTTGGGTTCGGTCGAAAAGTAAGAAACTTGGTGGATACCGAGACGTACCAAGAGATTTTTCCTGAGTTAAACCTGTCTTCAGACAGTAAAGCGGCAGGAAGATGGAACACAAGCAAGGGAGGAGACTACTTTGCGATAGGTGTAGGCGGTGCGGTTACTGGGAAGGGTGCGGATTTGCTCATTATTGACGACCCGCACTCGGAACAGGAGGCTGCGTTGGCCGAAACCAGCCCTGAAATCTACGATAAGACCTACGAGTGGTACACATCTGGGCCTCGGCAGCGTTTACAGCCGGGCGGAGCCATCGTTGTGGTGATGACACGGTGGTCATTGCGTGATTTGACGGCCCGAGTATTGAAAGCAAACGCCCAAAGAGGCGGTGATGAGTGGGAAGTGATCGAATTTCCGGCATTAATGCCGAGCGGCAAGCCTCTGTGGCCCCAGTTCTGGAGTTTAGACGAGCTTTCGGCGCTAAAAGAGGAACTTCCTAACTCAAAATGGATGGCTCAGTACCAACAAGAGCCTACATCAGAGACTTCTGCCATAGTTAAGCGTGAATGGTGGAACGAGTGGCCGGATGACAACCCCCCAGCGGTAGATTTTATCGTGCAAGCGTGGGATACGGCGTTTGAAAAGACAAATCGGTCGGACTATTCGGCCTGTACGACGTGGGGAGTGTTCTACCATCCCGATGCTAACGGAGATGAACGACCCAACCTTATACTTTTGAACGCCTTTAGAGATAGAATGGAGTTCCCTACCCTTAAGCGCGTAGCAGTAGAGCAGTACGATGACTGGGAACCGGACTCTCTGATTATCGAGAAGAAGGCTTCAGGTTCTCCGCTCATTTACGAAATGAGGGCGATGGGTATACCGGTGCAGGAGTTTACTCCAACCAAAGGCAACGACAAGATCACGAGGCTGAACGCAGTTTCTGACTTGTTTGCTTCAGGTATTGTGTGGGCACCAAACAGATCGTGGGCAGAAGCAGTGATTGACGAAGTCGCTAGCTTCCCCGCCGGAGAGCATGACGACTATGTGGACTCTGTTTCTCTGGCACTTATGCGTTTCAGAAAAAGCGGCTTCATCAGATTACCTAGCGATGAAGAAGATGAAATGGACATGTATAGGCGACGTAGAACGGCGTACTACTGAGGGCTGAATAATGGCTATTGAACGAAGTGTGTACCAAGCCCCTACTGGCTTGGAGTCAGAAGAAGAAATAGAAGTAAATATTGTTAACCCAGATATAGTAACGCTGGATGATGGCGACGTTGAAATCGTTCTTGCCCCAGAAGAGGGCATGGAAGAGACAATGGGCGCGCCGTTCGGTGCTAATTTGGCAGAGTATCTTGAAGAAGGACAGTTGACAGAGATTGCATCTGAGCTTATAGGTTACTTTGAGGCCGACACATCTAGCAGAAAAGAATGGGCAGATACCTTTGTTAAAGGGCTAGATGTGCTCGGCTTCAACTACGAGGAGCGTGTCGAACCGTGGGAAAATTCTTGTGGCGTTTATTCTAACGTCCTAGCTGAAGCCGCTATTCGTTTCCAAGCAGAAGCGATGAGTGAGACTTTCCCAGCAGCAGGGCCAGTAAAAACAAAGATACTTGGCGCTGTTACAAAAGACAAAGAAGATGCAGCTTTGCGTGTTAAAGCTGACATGAACTACGAACTGACCGAGGTTATGGTCGAGTACAGACCGGAGCATGAACGTATGCTCTACTCTCTTGGCTTGGCTGGTTCAGCTTTCAAAAAAGTTTACTTTGATCCAAACATAGAGCGCCAAGTTGCTCTTTATATACCAGCGGAAGATGTTGTTGTACCTTACGGCGCGTCTAATATTGAAAGCGCCGAGCGTGTTACGCATGTTATGCGTAAGACAAAGAATGATCTGAAAAAGCTACAAGCTGCTGGGTTCTATCGAGACATAGAATTATCAGACCCTGTTTCATTCCACACAGATATTGAAGAGAAGAAAGCAGAGGAAGGAGGCTACTCTCTTACCTCTGATGATCGCTATACCGTGCTGGAAATCCATGCGGATTTAATTATTGACGGTGTAGATGACGAAGAAGGTTTACAGATAGCGAAACCGTATGTTGTAACTATAGAACGTGGCACAGGCGAAGTTTTAGCTATACGTCGTAACTGGAACCCAGATGATTCGTTGATGCTCAAGCGTCAACACTTTGTACATTATGTATATGTGCCGGGTTTTGGTTTTTATGGGCTTGGATTAATCCACATTATCGGTGGATACGCTAAAGCAGGTACTTCCCTGATTCGTCAGCTTGTTGATGCTGGCACTCTCAGTAATTTACCGGGTGGTTTAAAAGCGCGTGGCCTACGCGTGAAGGGTGATGATACTCCGATAGGGCCGGGCGAGTTCCGTGACGTGGATGTGCCGAGTGGTTCCATTCGAGACAACATCATGCCCATGCCATACAAAGAACCTAGCCAGACCCTGCTGGCGTTGTTGCAGCGTATAACGGAGGAAGGTCGTCGTTTGGGAGCAATCTCAGACATGAACATTTCTGACATGAGCGCCAACGCGCCTGTCGGAACAACCCTTGCTCTGTTGGAGCGCACTCTCAAGCCAATGGCTGCTGTACAGTCTCGCGTTCATTACGCCATGAAGCAGGAGTTCAAACTCTTGCGGGCGATAATCGCAGAGTACGCTCCTGTTGAATATACATACGTACCTGATCGTGGTGAGCCTCGTGCTCGTCAAGCAGATTACGCAATGGTAGATGTCATCCCTGTTAGTGATCCTAACAACAGCACGATGGCTCAACGCGTTGTGCAATACCAAGCTGTATTACAGATGGCACAATCTGCACCTCAGATATATGACCTGCCCCAGTTACACCGGCAGATGATTGAGGTTCTGGGTGTTAAAAACGCAGACAAGCTTGTACCTACGACAGAAGACATTAAACCTGCTGACCCCGTTAGTGAAAATATGTCTGTACTTGTTGGTAAACCGGTCAAGGCTTTCATCTACCAAGACCACGACGCGCATATCGCTACGCATCAAGCTTTCCTGCAAGACCCGCAGATTGCGGCGTTTATCGGACAGAACCCTGCTGCACAGCAGGTGGTGGCTGCGCTTCAGGCACATATAGCTGAGCATATTGGTTTCAGCTACTACAAACAGATGGAAGAAAAGCTTGGAACACCACTCCCAGAGCCGGACAAAGAGATACCGGAAGAAGCAGAATTTCAGTTGTCTCAGCTTTTATCCGAAGCGGGCAAACAGCTTACGCAGCAGAAACAAGCTGCTGCCGCACAACAAGCTGCTCAGCAAAAGATGCAAGACCCGATTGTCCAGATGCAACAGCAAGAATTGCAGCTTAAGGCCGCTGAACAGCAGCGTAAGATGCAGAAAGATCAGACAGATGCAGCGCTTGAAGCCGCTAAACTGGATCTGGATAAGCAAAAATCAGAACGTACAGCCGCTATTGAGGCGACAAGAGTCGCCGCTCAAACAGAACAAGCTAACGCAAGACAGGACTTGGACGAAGCCAAAGCGATACTTGACCTTGCGAAAGCTGATCAAATGCCCCCAAGGAGGCAATAATTTATGGCAAAAACCGTCTTTGACGTGCTCGATGAAAAACTTGCTGAATTACAGCAAAGCCAAGAAGAATTTCTTATTGAGGCAGGAGCTAACACCTTCGCTCAATACAGGGAATCGTGCGGGGTGATCCGAGGTCTAGCCGCCGCTCGCAGAGAAATAGCTGACCTTTCGCGTAACTATATGGAAGATGACGATGACTGAAGCGATGATAAGTATTACCCCTGACGGGGTACAAGCTGAAACCGCGCTAGAAAAACAGAGAAGAGAGAAGATAGCTGAGCAGGAACGTGAATTAGCGGAGTTGGAGCAGAAAATCCCAAAACCTGCTGGATATCATGTGCTTATTGCTTTGCCAAATGCGGAAGAAACTTTTGGGCATAGCGAAATTCTTAAGTCAAATCAAACACTTAGAGACGAGTACATTCTTTCTATTATTGGTTTAGTCATAGATATGGGCGATCAGTCTTATATGGACAAAGAAAGGTTCCCTACCGGCCCTTGGTGCAAGCAAGGTGACTATGTGATGTTTCGAGCAAACACAGGCACCCGATTTAAGATAGGTAGCCAAGAGTACAGACTAATGAACGATGACTCTATCCAAGCAGTCGTCCCCGATCCGAGCGGTATAACTCGCGCATAGGAGATAAATCATGGCGATGCAACAAGTTGAGTACGAATTTCCTGATCCAGCTAAGGAAGAAACAAAAAACCTGAAAGAAGTTGAAATTCCTGCGGAAGAAACTGTGGATAACACCATCGAGGTGGAAGGTGCTGTTGGCCGCGAGGAAATGCAAAAACCCCAGAAAAAACAACAAGATAGCAAAGTTATAGAAGCTGGGGAGGTTGAAATTGAGGTAGAGAACGATGTTCCTCCTGAAGATAGGGGTAGAGAAGTATCTGAACCCCCCGAAGATGTGACCGATGAAGAGCTAGAAAACTACTCGGAAAAGGTTAAAAACCGCATAAAACATTTCAGCAAAGGCTACCATGATGAGCGTAGAGCCAAAGAAGCGGCGCTGCGTGAGCGTGAAGCCCTAGAAACCTATGCAAAACAACTAGTTACAGAAAACAAAAAGCTTCAAGGCTCCGTAGATAAAGGGCATAACGCTCTTATTGAGTCAGCTAGAAAGCAGGTAGAGGCTGAATTAGGCAATGCAAAGCGTTTGTACAAAGAGGCGTACGAATCAGGGCAGCCAGATAGCATACTGGAAGCTCAAACTCTGCTGAATGCGGCACAAATTCGTATGGAAAAGGTCAATGGCCTTAAACCTAAAGAAGCAAATTCGCCAGAAACCCCTTTACAAACAAATACTAATCAAGTACAACAGCAGCCAAGGGCAGCTCAACCCCAAGAAGTACAGCGGGATGAGAAAGCTGAAGCATGGCGCGACGACAACCCGTGGTTCGGCAGCGACGACGAAATGACTGCTTTTGCGTTGGGCTTGCACAATAAGCTAGTTAAGGACGGGGTTGATCCTCGTTCAGACGATTACTACGAGAAGATTAATTCTCGCATGCGAAGTGTCTTCCCAGAACAGTTTGATGATGGGATAGAAGATGAGCCAACGGAGGCTCCGAAGGAAAAACCTAGCAATGTGGTTGCACCCGCTACGCGGAGCACATCGCCTAATAAAATTAGGCTTAAGCAATCAGAAATTGCTATTGCGAACAAACTCGGAGTACCACTGGATCAATACGCCTTACAGGTTGCTAAATTGAAGAGGACTAGCTAATGAGCGAAAAAAGATTAGATAGAAGTTTGGAGACGCGAGAAAAACGGACACGCACGAAAGCGTGGGAACGTCCGGAAGTCCTCCCTAGCCCTACTCCCGAGGAGGGTTATGCCTATCGCTGGATTCGCATTAGTACGCAGGGTCAAGCTGACCCTACAAATGTTTCCTCAAAACTGCGTGAAGGTTGGGAACCCGTGCTGGCTTCTGACCACCCAGAGATTTTCTTGACTGGCGTTGAAAACGAACGCTTTAAAGATAATGTAGTAATAGGTGGTCTATTGTTATGCAAGGCACCGCAGGAAATGGTAGATGAACGAAATGAATACTACCAACAGCAGGCCAAAGGCCAGATGACTTCTGTGGATAACAACCTGATGCGCGAAAACGATCCGAGGATGCCTCTGTTTAATGACAGAAAGTCCACGGTTACTTTTGGTAAAGGTTAATTTTAGGAGCTAACAATGGCTTATCCGACTGTATCTGGCCCTTATGGGCTTGTACCGGTTAAGATGGTTAGCGGCACTCCTTATGCTGGCGTTACTCGTTTGTACTCTATTGCAAGCGGCTATGCGTCTAACATTTTTAAAGGCGATGCTGTTAAGCTCGTAACCGGCGGCACCGTTGAAGTTGATACTGCTGATGCAGCAATGACTCCAATTGGTGTCTTCATGGGTTGTTCTTATTCTGATCCTGTAACTGGGCAATTGCTGTTCAGCAACTACTGGCCTTCTGGCACAGTAGCGTCTGACGCTGTAGCCTATGTTGTTGATGCAACAGACGTTCTATTTAAAGCTGCGGTATTATCTAGCGGCACTACTATAGGCGACCTTGCATTGACTGATCTGGGCGCTAATGTCGCTGGCGTAAGTAACGCTGGTGATACTGCTACTGGCAACTCAAAAATTGGCATCTCTGATACTTCTGCTACTACCAACACCCTGCCTTTCCGCATTGTTGAGCTGGTTGAAGAGACTAAAAATTCATCTGGTGGTTATACGGAAGCACTTGTTAAGTGGAATGCCGGTCACCTGATGGATAACACAACTGGCGTTTAAGGGAGGGTCTGAACGATGGCTATATCACGCGCCCAGCTCCTCAAGGAACTCCTTCCGGGTCTTAACGCCCTGTTTGGCCTTGAGTATGCAAAATACGGTGAAGAGCACGCTGAGATTTTCGAGACTGAATCCTCAGAACGTTCTTTTGAAGAAGAAACTAAATTGTCTGGTTTCAGCGCTGCCCCTGTGAAGGGTGAAGGTTCTGCAATCCAGTACGATAACGCACAAGAAGCGTGGTCTGCTCGTTATAACCACGAGACAATTTCTATGGGCTTTTCGATCACTGAAGAAGCGATTGAAGATAACCTGTACGATTCTTTGTCTTCTCGTTATACCAAGGCACTTGCCCGCGCTATGGCTTATACCAAGCAGGTTAAGGCTGCCAATATTTTGAACCAAGGCTTTACTGGTTCTGGCAACCCAACCTACGGTGACGGTAAAGTCCTTTGTGCTACAGACCATCCACTAGTTTCTGGTGGAAGCAACTCAAACCGTCCCACTACTGGCTCTGACCTGAACGAGACTTCTCTGGAAGCCGCTGTAATTCAGATCGCTGGTTGGACTGATGAGCGTGGTCTGTTGATCGCTGCGAAGCCTCGTAAGTTGGTCATTCCACCCGCACTAATGTTTACTGCAACTCGTTTGCTAGAAACTGAACTGCGTGTTGGAACTGCCGACAACGACCTCAACGCAATCAAGTCAAATGGTTCAATCCCAGAAGGTTACAGCGTTAACCACTATCTGACTGACACCAATGCTTGGTTCTTGATGACTGACGTTCCAAACGGCCTCAAGCACTTTGTCCGTACTCCAATGCAGACATCTATGGATGCTGACTTTGATACTGGCAACAGCCGCTACAAGGCTCGTGAGCGTTACTCCTTCGGTGTTTCTGACCCCTTGGGAATCTTCGGTTCGCCCGGAGCTAGCTAAAGCTAGAACAGAGAGGGGGGGCTTGTGCCCCCCTTTTCTTTTATATAAGATCAACCTATCCCTGACAGGTGCAATCCGGCATCTGACATTAGCCACGACAGGAGATACATATGGCTACTACTACCTTCTCAGGCCCCGTCCGAGCGGGCACCGTGCGTGAAGGCTCATCTGCGAACGTCGGAAACGTCGTTCTTTCCCAGAAAGGCACTATTGCTTATACCGATGACGGCACTGCCGTAGCGATTGGTACGATCCCTGCTAACTCTCAAATTATTGAGATTTATGTAGACGTAACCACCGCTTTTGACGGTAGTGGCACTGATCTCGTTGATTTGGGCGATGGCTCTACTGCAAACCTGTACGCTGACAACCTTGATGTAGCTAGTGCTGCTCGTGTGTTGGCTTCTAGTGACGCTTCTCAGCTAGCAGAATTGGCCGATGTAGGCACTTCTGACGTGACTGTTTACGCCACTTATACAGACTCAAACAGTGACGCAAGCGCAGGTGCTGCAACTATTACTATTCTGTATAAGCAGAATTAAGTAGGAGGTGACCTATGGCTACCTCAGATATCTGGGCTATAACTCCGTCTACTAGTGCCACGTTGCTAAGAGCAGCAGCGTCAATTGTTGGTGCCGGAGATATCACCCTGCTGACAAATGACGTTAGCCCATACGGTACCGGATACAAACTTCTGTTTACCTCCGCAGGTAACGATGCAGGCATTACCTTTACAATTACCGGCGTAAAAGTTGGTGATTTGTCTGGTGCCTCCGTCACTGAGGAAGTTACAGGAGCTAACGCTAGCACGGCGTCCTCTACTAATTTCTACACTTCGGTGAGCAATATTTCGGTAGATGGCGCTTCTGCGGGCAATGTAAGTATCGGTATTACTGGGTCTTTGGCATTTGGTCGAACTAGGCTGAAGAGCTTGTATTACGTGGGTGCGGGCACTGCGGGGTCTATTAAGTTCAACTTAAATAGCAGCTCTGGCACATTGCTTCTACAGATTGATACTCCGGTTTCATCTACTTCGTTTTCGGATAGTGTGACTATTCCTGAGTTGGGTATTCTTACTCAGCGAAGCAACTCTACCGATTTTGCAGTTATGACCTTAGACCAAGTGTCTAACGTGACGGTTTTCTGTGGCTAAACAAGTAGACAAAAAGGCAATGGCTTGTAACAAGCCGCGTCGTACTCCTTCTCATCCCAAGAAGTCTCATATCGTTAAGGCTTGTGAGGGTGGGAAGGAGAAGATCATTCGTTTTGGAGAGCAGGGTGCCAGCACGGCTGGAAAGCCCAAGAAAGGCGAATCTGCGCGGATGAAAGCGAAGCGCAAGTCGTTTAAATCTCGCCACGGTAAGAACATTGCCAAGGGTAAGATGAGCGCAGCTTATTGGGCTGATAAGGTTAAGTGGTAGGAGACCATTATGGCAGTAACTAGAGTACAGAACCCCCCACGAAAAACAACAAGACAAAAAATGCGGGAAGATACGAAAGCTGGGAAGCGTGAATCTAGCGATTCCATTCCGGGCCGTGGTAAAGATGCTACCCGTGCGGCTGTAGATAAACGTAGAACAACAAGACAAGGTTCTGCTAAAACGCGAATGCTTGATCCTGCGCCTATACCTACACCTATGCCGGCTGAACCTGCGGCTCGCCCGTCAAATATTAGACCGGCTCGTCCGCAAGAAATGAAAAAAGGCGGTAAAGTTAAAAGAGACCGGCGTGACGGTATAGCGCAACGTGGAAGAACACGCGCATGATGAAGTGTAGAGGTATGGGTAGAATGAAACCCGTAGCCCTAAATAGAGGCGGGTCGGTTAAAGATGCGTGCTACAACAAAGTAAAGTCGCGCTACGAAGTCTTTCCATCCGCTTATGCTTCTGGTGCTATAGCTAAGTGCCGTAAGGTCGGTGCTAAGAACTGGGGAAACAGTGGCCGTTCGTAAGACAAAGAAAGGCGCAGCGTTAAAACGCTGGTTTAAGGAAGATTGGAAAGATGTCCGTACTGGTAAAGCGTGCGGGCGGAAGAAGGGCGAAAAGCGCGGCACACCTTACTGTAGACCCACTAAAAAGGTTTCTAGTAAGACCCCTAAGACCTCTGGAGAGATGACCGCAGCAGAGAAGAAGAAGCGGATAGCCCAGAAAAAACGATTGGGGCAACCGGCAGGTAGGCCTAGAAGAGTAGAAGCGGCACGCAGAAAGAAAAAGGTTGCTAAGAAAAAGAAATGATTACTTGGACTGAACGCAACGACATAATTAAAGAAATAAAAGATTGGTCAAAACAAGCATTAGAAGTAAATAGTACAGAATTTAACGATTTACCCCCGTGCCCATATGCAAAAGCAGCGTGGCAGGAGAGTAAAGTAGACATAGTTTTTAAGTTTGAGGCTGAAGATTACAAAAGACTGTACATGG